CATTCAGGATTGCCTGATACATGTCAGCCGCAGCAGTTGGCGTGTACGTCTTACCGCGGATGGTATTATCGACCTGTGTAGTGAGGGTTGTGCTCGTGGTCTGACCGATGGCCAGAACAGGAAGTAACAGAAGAAATAAAAATATTTTTTTCATCCTTGGGCTTTCTTTTTATCAATCCACCGCTGAATAAACCATATCAAAAAAATGATCATTTCAAATCCGGCCCCTGGGGCCAGCAATAGAAAGTCATTCCATACCAATTTATGACCCATCACGGGCTCCAACATATCTAGGTTGAGCTGATTAGCCCTAATCCACAGGAAAAGAAATATGCATGCGAAAGATCCGACCCACGTAAACTTTTTCTCTGCGGAGTATGTGCGGAAGTTAAACACCGTTGATGGATCGTTATCCCCAGCGTATTGCCTTCTCCTGATCTCCATCTCAGCCAAATTCCAAAGGAACCAGCCGATAAATGCACCAATAAAATTCATATTGAATGTGGATTAATAGTAAACTCTCCAGTTCCCCGCAGTCTGCCCGGGGTTGTCAACCTTGGCCCGAATGGTACACCCTGGAGGCACGAGGTCGGGATTCACCGATCCGGTAACGATATCCCATTCGTTGCCCTGCTGTACTGCACCCGCATCGCCAGTGCCGCCAGATGACGGGTACTGCACGCCGCTGGCGTCATAATTCCCGCAGTGCACCACCACCCGTTTGCCCGACGGCGGGGCATCAAGCTTTGAGTTTACAGCGCTTTTAACCTGGTTGGCATCTTCATCACGCCACCGGTTGTGCACCCCGTCCACGTTGTTTTTGTTTTTGTCGTCCCAGGTGATATTTCCCATCTTTGGCTATGTAGAAGATCCTACCCAAATATAACCGTTCTCAGTTAATTCAAGGCTCACCTGTGTCAAGAAATCCTTAATCTGCGGAGGATTGATAAGATCAACGATCTCATGGACCCGAACACTGACTACCAACCGGCCGAAAACTGAGGTCGTTGAGTCCATTTTTTGCGGGTCGCCTATAACTATCTGGCTGATCTCGCGGTGCATAACAAATGGGGGTTCAAACCCAAGTGTTTTATACCTGGCATCCATCAGGATGGCCCTGCAGATGCCCATAAGCCGATGCAGCTTAATCATTGCCCGCGTGTCCGGACTTTCATTGTCGCGCGCCTTGGATCGCACATAGACATCGACATAGTAGTTATATGTGCCATCAGTCTGGCGCGTGTCCTGGTTGCTAAAGGGGCCGCCGGCAAACATTACGTTTATCGCATCCAGCTCGGTGTAATCGAAGTGTATCAGACGTTCGCGCCATACTATCAAATCCTCAAGATCGTAGTTGCCCGTCTTGAAAAACTGGTTTTCAATCTCCACCGTCAAGATTGCGCCGATCTGATCGCGCACCAGCTCGAAAGATTGAGGAGGTATCCCGTTTACAATTACGCTCATTCGAAATCTTTTAAGATCACCACGATAATACCCAGGGTTTGATCCGGGAACCATTCATCCACCATATAGGTGTACACAATGCCGGTGCTGTCTGCTACCTGCACCTTATGGTTTCGCAGATTGACATCACCTTGAGAGGTGCGAACCGGGTAGCCCTGCTCGGTGAAGAATGCCGCCTCATTAACCGTCACATGCGATTTCTTCACGTTGATCTCAACCCCCGTCTGCGGGTCTATACCGCGGTGAATCTTGGCGTGCGTACCCGAGCCGGTTGCGGTCTCCCCAGTGGGCGCGATGAACGTAATCGGCACGGCAAATCCCGTTGCCTGATCACCGAGTATCTGCCGCGCGTGCTGGCGCGCAAGGTCGAGAATATTCATAAATCGTCATTTAAAGAAAAAGCCCCTATTGTTGAGCGACAACAGGGGCCTACAATCACCATATACTACCCTCTATTCTTTACCGACCAAAAGGTCGTACAGCGTCTCTTTGCTTGCTGACGGGTCGAATTCCACGCCTTTCTCCCTGAGCATTTTTTTGATCTTTCGAATGCCGATAGAATCTATCGGACCGATCATGCCAGGCGCGCCTTCGTCCTCTTCATCCGCGTCATCGTCGCCACCTGTATCGTCAGATTCATTTTCGAGTCCTGCCTTCAACGCTTTTTCCAGATTGGCGGCGTCAACCGGCGGAGGAGCGTCCTGCGATTCACATCGGGACAAAAAACCCTCCTTCTCGAGAATCTCTGCATTTCCCGGAGGGAACGCGGTCTCATCAACGATATCCCCCGAATCGTAGATTTTATTCAAGCCCCCGACCGAAAGGGCAATTACCTTGTACTTTGCCATTATGCTACGGCTTTAAAGGTGTAGATCTGATCCACGGCCACCGGGATGGGGAGAGGCGCTGACTCTACAAACACCTTGTGAACCGCGTTTTCCTCATTTGTGAATTCACGAATGATAAATTGTCCAGTTGTCACAGGCTGGCCGGGCTTCAGCAGTTGGGGGACGGCAGCATAGCCCAGGACGAAATCAGGCGTTTCGGAAGGCAACAACGCAACCTTTTTGGTATCCCAATACGGCGTGCTTACACCCGCTGAGTTTTTGTAGAACTGAGGGTATGTCCACAGACGAACCTTATAAGATCCGGCTGTAATAATACCATTCAGGTTGGCGCCCACCGCATTACGGCGCGGACCTGTAACCTGATCCAGGGCCATGTTGAAAAGGTTCTGCCTGGTCTGGAATTGCGTATTCTTAAGCAGATCCGAAAGAGCTTGCTCGCCCATGATGGCATCGAATGTGTCCGCATTGGTCAAGCCAACTGTGCGGATGAACTTGCAGCCGTTTGCAAACAATGCAAACGGGTCAATATTGTCCGCAAAATACTGACCCGCTCCGGGATCAACCAAAGACGCTGCCTTGCGCCTGTAGTTGATGTTTATGCCTTGATCCAGCTGCACAATACCGCTATCAAACACCTGAGCGCAGTTAAGCTCAATACGGCGAATGATCTTGTTACGCAACGCAGTTACCTTACGGGCAGACTCATTGATCAGTTGAGCAAACATTGCATCAGTGATTTCGGTTGCGCCGAACAGGCGATCATAGAGCTGCAGTTCGGTCATATCGAACCATTCCTTGAAGAATGGAGGGACAAAGATTTTTTCAGTGGATTTCTCCCACTGATTGCGATTGCCGTCAGTACCACGAATGACATCTACCGCGATGGGCTCACCGGCGCGCTGCACCTCGATGGAGAGTTCCTTTGTGGTGGATTCCTCCACGCGGAAAAACGACTGCATGAACATGGTCGGCATGGGGAGCTGTGCATAGGTAGCCACCAGCTTTTTGGTGTACAGGCCTTGAGCATCTGCTGCTGCGATAGTTGCCATTTTGGTATCTGCTTTTTAAAGTTTAAAAATTCTTTTCTCTGCGATTAGTTGTCAAAATCTGACATCTCGGTCGATGCAACAAGATGCACGCCCTGGGCCTGGATATGGTCTTTGTACCGGCGACCAGCCACTACCGTTTCCAAGGTATCACCCTTGAAAAACACCACAGCGTTTTTGTTCACATCACCCTCAACGATAATTGAGGTTTGAATGGTCGCTCCGGCGTCTATCTGCAAGTCTTCCGCGATGAATCCGACAGGGAGCTGGCTACCATCAGTCGCCGTGGCGCTGGCAGGCAAAAGGATGTCCGTCCCTGTGATGCGACCCATTACCGTACCTGCCGGCAAGGTGATCGGTGCATATCCGGAATTGTTTACGTATACCTCTCCTTGCGAGCGGTTACGGCCCAGGAATACCCGGGTGCGGTCAGTGTTGAATGTTGCTTGCTGACCGGTATTGACTGGGTTCGTGATAGTACTCATCGCGATTTTTCCTCTGTTTTCGGGTTAAGAAAATTATTTTTTTGCAAGCCCCAGGGACTTGTCGAGATCGGCCTCAAAAGCCTGAAGCTTTTTCGTTTTTTCATCAGTCGCCCCGGCCGGTGATCCGGTCTCCACTTCTTTAGCAGCTTCGCTTTCAAGCTTACCCAGGGCGGCGCTGCTCTGCATCTTGCGACCGAATTCGGCAATCTGCTTTGCGGACATTGCCTCGCCGGACTCGATGATTTTTTTTACGCCGACAGGATCTACGTCCACGTAGACCAACGCGGCCTCTACGCGGTCCTTTTCCTTTACAACGCCAGCCTTTACACCTTCGTTATATGCCTCGGCATAAATAACCGGGTGTTTTTCTTTCAGTTCCGCAAGGTTCATAATCGTATTTTCTTTTTTCGGTTCGTCTACTTTTGGAGGGTTTGCCGCGGCCGCTGCCAATTTGAAATCACGCAAACTTTCACATTTCGCAAAAGCTTTGGCCTGTGATTCGAATGCTGCCTGTTTGCTGGGGGTTATCTTATTGACCTTTCCAGCCAAACCAATTTTTTTAAGATCCGCGCCAGTTAATACAACCTCAACTCTACCATCTTGAGAAAAGATATTTTTCAGTTTGATATTTCTCTCCTTCAGCTGCGGCAAAGCTTCAAGCGCATCAACGTCAATCCTAGCACGCATGGCCTTTTCAAGATCCTTGTTTGTCTTGATCATCGTAACCTCTAAGGGGCTACCTGAAAAACCGGATGCGCTTTCTATCCAGTCAGGATATGCAGCACGGTGCAAAAGCGCTTGCGTAACATCAAGTACCTCTACCCGCTCCGCAGGCAAATAGCACATTGCGAAGAATCCGGCAGAATGAAGTGCGGGGCCACCTTTAAATATGGCCTGGGCCTGAATCTCTTGAAACTTCTGCATGATCGACTGCATGAACTCCGGTTCGCCGCCATCGGTATTTACTCGGATATGCAGTTCCTCGTCCGGATTATCCTCCGTAGCTTCATTGATCTGATCAAAGAAGAACATCGCATTGTATTGCGAGATGTAGCCGAATAAAAGGATATCCTTAGCCATTATGGTTGCGAATGTTCCAATTTTTCCCCACTAATGCAAATTTTGTGGAATTTTTTTCACTATTCGGAACCGCCGATGGGTTTTTTTGAGGTTTCTGGCGCCGGTGCAGCCTCTATTCCCAAGGTCTTTGCACGCTTGATCTCATCCGCAAATTGTTCAACATTCGCATCGGATTCACCCCCGTTAAGGGCTTCCGTAGCGGCCTCCCCGGTAGTGAGTGGCAGAGCCGCCCCGGCCGGCCCAAGCTTCAGCCGCTCGGCCTGTACCTCCTTCAGCGGGTCGATGTGCGGCACATTGGCGCCCACCCATCTAGCATTGAAGTAGGCCGATAGGGCCATAAAATTGTTGTCAAAAAACGCGGGCAAGAAACCAGGTGCCTGGATCTTGAATTGCAGAACCTCAATAGCCAGCCAGAATTCATAGATGAACTGGTTGAATTGTTCTGAGAAGTTCGACCGCTTAACCATTAGGGTATGTTCCCAGTCCTTGATAGCTGCCCGGCTGGCTGAAAAGTTGGAATTGTATTTCGAAAGGCCAACATCAGGCGGAAGCTCTACGCTTGCGCAAAGCATCTCGGTATTGACCATAAAAAAATCTTTGAAATAGAGTTCGTTTTTAGATTCAAGGGCTTTCAGCGATTGTTTCATGCCCATGTTGAATACCTGCTTATTGGTGCTGACCGCTATGCGATTCGCCAAAACTTCTCCATCTGCCGTCTTAGGCAGATCGTTATTTGGGTCATAACCTGCAGCAACGGCCATTTGTCGAGTCAATGGATTCGATTCGTCGGAGCCCTCCTCGTGCTCAATGGTGTAAGCAATCTTGGCTCGCTCCTCAGCGCTGCCCACAGTTGCCTCTTTGTATCGCTCCATTTTTTTGGCAGTCTCGAGCACAGCCGATACCAGCGGCAGCCCGCGGGTATTGTCCAGGCGGTACTCATTGCCATAGATCAACCGTGCCATTACCAGACCGGTGCCGTCACTTTTGGCGGACACTCGTTCAGTATCTAACGTTATCCCAGGCTTACGGACGTGGTAGGCAACATGCTCCCCCGTGGGAGATATCTCAACACCATGCACTATCCGGTTGCCGTTGGGCAATGGCGGTGCATAGAGGTCAGTACCCCACATCGACGGCGGGTTTTGCACGTGCTGACCATCTACCAGCTGAACAGTAGCCCGTTTATTTTGGTACCTCAAAATCACCAACACATCACCACCCACAATAGCGTTTTTATAGGCCTCCTGTGTTTGGCGTCCTAAGCTTTTCATTCGGGCATAGTCTGACTCTGTTGATCTTGCCCACATGGAGAATCTGGCCTCTACCAGCTCACTAAAAGCATTCGTGTCAAGCGTTATGCCTTCTGATTGCAACACGAGTCGGTTGGGTTCTGCCTGCAGCTTTAATCCCTTACCTATAACCCAGGTGATAGATCGTTTGATAATGATCTGGGAAATCTCGCTTTCAAGTAGAGACTGCCATGATCGCATGCGCAGAATATTATAATCAAGGGAGTATGATCTGGGGGGGCCTACCTCGCCCAAGTTCTTTTCTCCGTTATAGCTATGCGTAAACAGAATATTAGAATATCCTGAGTATTGACTGGATGCGGCCATGCGCGGGCGACGTACCGGCGCTGAAACTTCTTTCGTTTCCGGCACATCAAAAATTGCCGGCCTAACTTTGGCAACCGCTTGCTGTTTCTTCTTAGCAACCATATCCTGTTAAATTCTTTCCGTCCACTAATCGGGTAATTCGCCCGGTGAGTTTCTGCTTTTCTCGATTCAATAATACCTCCCAGGCCGTAATCGAATCGGCCACACCCTTTGCGCTCTTTGGTGTTGAACTGATGATAGTCTGCCCATCATTAAGCGAGTATTGGGTTATGGCCTCTCCCTCAGCCGCCTGGGCAGCCGCTGCGTAAAGGGAACTTATGATTGATTCAATCGCTGCAATTCTGTCCTTTACGCTTTTGCAGGTGCCCATGTATTGATGAAAGGATGAGTAATATTTTATAGCCATACTCCAAAGCTACGATTTTTTTACAAAGTCTTGATTTCATCAATTTTGGCAGCGTCAATGCTGGCAGTAGAGGGCTGCGCCGGAATGCCTGTGCCTGGTGTCGGTGTTGATGGCGGCCCGGTGCCAGCGGTGGGGTGCATATGCGTGTTGAAAGCATCAACCAAATCGTTATGATCTTGCTTTAATTGATCGAATCCCTGCTGCAACTCTTGGAACCTAGCCAGGTTTTTTGCACTGCCACCGAGCTCAATCGTACCATCATTTTTCAACCAGGTATATATTTTCAAATTGCCATCAGCATCTGTCGAGTAAACTCTAAACTCACCAGCATCAGCAATCTGCTGATCGTTAAGGTACCCAATTATAACCGCCTTTCCTGCAACCTCTGTGGCACTGTATATGGCGCGCATTCCGGCTATAGGATTTGAATCAATGCCATACGGGGCAGCCTCGCGGGCGGTCCTTACATCGCTTCTACCTTTTACCAAAATCTTTACTATACGGCTACTGAGTTTACCTATCTCTGTGGAGAGAACTTTAGAAAGTATCATTTCAATGTAGGTTGATGCCCTTAAATAAATATTTCACAGCTTCGTTATTGTATACCTCCGGCAAAGCGCATGTAAGTGTTGCAGTAGTACCGCCCTGGTCACCTTTTAGGTCAACCTGTTCAATAAACCAACGAGATTTTTTGTACAGATATACACGTGGATTTACAACGGTTATCATATTGTTCGGTTTAATGACCTTGCCACCAATCTCCCAACGGTCGGTAGTAATAATCAATTTTAAATTCTTCAACTCGTTTGACAGGGCCATGCGTGCCGCCTTGTCCGTATCTATGTCTGTACCTGACGTCTGGGTTATTACGCGTGGGCGGTGAACAAATGGCACATATGGGTTTTTTGTCGAAGCCTCCCCGGCATTGTCTCCCTCATCATCTGCCTGCTGGACTATGGTGATATCCGAATGCATTCCCTGGCCGTTAAAATCAAGCTCCATCTTTGTGAATGGTGTGCCACCTTCTTTCTGGTAGTGGATTATTGGCTGCCTGGTCGTATCTGCACGCGTAAAGATTATAGCACCGGCCTCATTGTGGGTCATGATGATGCCCTTTTGCGCAGCCAGTTTTGTAAGGTAATCCTTAACTGTCTCTGTTGCCTCAGCGGTGGTTTCATCGAATGTTTCATCCATCAAAGCGGACACCGATCCATTAACAATCATTTTCAACCCAAAAGGCTTGAGCATTCTGGATGATATCTCACGGAGACTAAGCCCGTCATTTTGCAGAGGATAAGACGATGGGTCTATTTGGCAATCCTCAAGGAACCCAGGCAGAGAATAGCCTGAAAAAGAAACGAGCGATTTTGCCGCCGCGTCAGTAAATTTTTGATTCATCACATAGCCGGTAATCAGGTCCTCCCCATTATGCTTTACCTTTGCGATGTGATCATGCCCGATACACATAGCTTCCTTATGCTCTATATTGTCAGGATTGAAATAGGCGCTGAATGAAAAGGCGGATGCAACCGTGTCAAATCGTAAGCTCAAAGCAAACTCGTTAAACAATGAAAG